CCGCGCCATTCCCACGCATTCTTGTCGAGATGACACTCACGGCATTTGCACGTCTTTGATTTACAGCTGGAGCAGTCGCGCGTATCGCACGCATACTTGCAATTCTTGCAACTCCGCGCATCCGCGAGGTCTGCTAACGCCGCGTCCCTCTCGGCTTCTGCCTTCGCGTTCTCGGCGGTCAGGCGCTCGATGAGTCGAGCCGCCGCAATGCTTTTAACCGTCTCGTAGCACTCACAGCCAGTGGCGCTACTCTGCGCCATCGGCTCGCCGCATTGTCTGGAGCACGCCCAATAATGGATGCACTCTTCACAGGCTCTTTCAAGATTTTCTTTAGGTGGCATGTTTTATTCCTCCATTCCTTTAAGAACCATTTGTCCCGGCAGTTCATCCGGATTTAACAGCGCGGCTTCCGGATCCCGCCACTCGACGCCGATGTAGTCCAGCACACGGCCCCAGCCGTACCAGTTCCCGCGATCATCCTGCATTACGTGATTCATCCACATTTCCCACTCCTTTGGATTCCGCTCCCACAGCCGGTCGAACCGGTGTGGGCGTTTTTCCATGTGCACGCCGAACCCGCACATGGAGCACCCGGTTCTCTGTGCTTTTGTCGTCCTGAGTGTTCCGTCTGCGTCGCGCACGATCTCTCCGTAGATTTCCGGCACCGGAACCTGCAAATCCAGCGCAAGCTGCAAAAGATCCTGCCGCGAAAAAATCGCGAATGGACAGCTGCGTTTCGTTCCCGGCGATATGTAGTTGCACCCGTGCATCATCAACGCTTTCTGCCTGCGCCCTCCTTCGGACGCCATCAGGCCCATATACGGGAAGCTTCCGGTTTCTTTGGCATAATCGCTGCAAGGCTTTTCTTTCAGGTAATAGCAGCACTTATCCGATACGAGAAAATCCGGCGTTTTGTAGCTAACGCCTTCATTCTCATTTTCGTATCCGCCGAAGATCTCCAGCCATTTTTGCGCCAGCTTCATCCGCGTCCCCGTGCGGAACCCGCCGTAAGCCCCTGTTTCCCCAGTGATGATCGCATGGCGTACCGTTGCGTTTTTCTCGCTTGGATTTTGCAAAAGCGAGATTTTCCCCGCAACTTCCTTGGAGATCACCGGCCATCCGTACTCCCGCAGCACTTCCACTTTGCTTTTCAGCGGTTTCAGCGGCTTCACGCCGAGTTGCTTGTGAATCAGCTGAATGCTTTTATCCTCAAGCGACGATACCGAGATGGCAGGCACATCAATACCAATGCTGCGAAGGAACAGGAGCAGCGTGATGGAATCCAGCCCGCCGACAGCTACGTAGCAGCTACCTGCAACGTCTGGGTGATCGTAGAATTCCCATGCGCGGATTTTGGCGTATTTCACCTTGAACGCATAATCCATCTGCTGTTTTACTCGAAAATCCGCAATCTTCCGTTCGGTATCCAGCCTTGCATTTCGCTCCAGCACATTCTCTTTCATTTTGCCTCCTCCCTCCCCGGTGTCAGCTTGGCCAGCATGATCTGGCCCAGATCCGCCACGTAGACCAGCCGCCCGCGGCTGTACACCATCAGCTTCTCGCCCTGGATCTCCATTCTGTCTGCCTCGATGTTCGTCAGATCGTGGCAGCAATCACAGACAAATCTCATGTCTCATCCTCCTTCCAGCAGCCTGTCCACGGCTGCACGCTCCATCGGATTAAGCTCGTCGTGGTGCCCCTGCACGCCGTAGCCGGGCTTTGCAGCGCGGCCAAGCGCCGCAGGGCGTGTGCTGGCCTCTTTCAGCCAGTCAAACACGATCCCCTTGTAATTTGCGGCCATAGAGCGGGTTATCACGTCGATCATTGCAGCCTCGCCATATTCCTCTGCGGCTTTCGTGATCTGTGTGACAAGGCTTTGCAGGCCGACAGGCTTATACTCTTCCCATCGTTCTCCCTTGTATGCCACCCATTTCTCAACGGATTCGCGCAGCGTGGGGGGAAGGGGGGAAAGAATACTGTCCTTGTCCTTTTCCTTTGTCCTTTTCCTTTGTCCATAGCTTTTTTTGCTTTCCTCGGAAAGCATTTGCTTTTTTTGCTTTTCGTTGCTTTCGTCAAAAGCATTTGCTTTTTCGGATTCAGGCCGACCGCCCTGCTTTCCTGCCTCGCTTCTTGATGCGGAGACGGCTTTTTGCGCCGCTACGGATTCGTCAATGTCCCGTCGAATCGCAGGCCAAATGAAACGTTCACTCCCGCTGAACTCTGGCTCTGCTCCCGACTCGCGATAATCCATCGCAGCCAGCACCAAGCGCCCCACCTCAGCAGCACTGTACGCCTCGAAATAGCTCCTGTAACTCAGCCACAGCTTGACGTATTCCTTTTTTTCTCCCATCCGTCAGCCCTCAGAACGGAAGCTCGTTTTCGTTGCCGATCTCCATCTGCGGCATATCCGGCGAAGAGAACGGAACCGGCGTTGTGCTCGGCAGCGGCTTGAACTCCGCAGAGGCCGGCACAGCGGCAGAAGCATTCTGCCCGTCCCGCTTGCTGTCGCCGAAATAAACGCTTTCTGCGACGATCTCTGCCGTTTTGCGTTTGTTTCCGTCCTTATCTTCCCAGTTGCGGATCTGCAAACGGCCAGAAACGACGGCCATGCGCCCCTTTGAGAAATACTTGCTGACAAAATCAGCTGTATTCCGCCATGCGACAACATCAATAAAGTCCGTTTCCTTCTCCGCGCCCTGCGCCGCGAAATCGCGGTCGCAGGCAAGCGTGAAGGATGCAACAGAATTTCCACTTTGCGTCTGCCGAAGCTCCGGGTCACGGGTCAGGCGGCCCATCAGGACGATTTTATTCAACATTTGCGTTGCCCTCCATGACCTCACCTGTAGTCTGGTCAACAGGCATATTGTCTACCATTTCCGCATCTGCGACAACAGTAGGAACACTGAACATATCGTCGCTGATCTCCGTCTTGACCGTGCTGTCCTGTGCGATCTGCCGAACAAATTCAGACTTCATCGGCGCGTATTTCAGAACCTTTTTCAGGACAGTCTTCTTCGCCATTTCCTCGAAATTGGTCTGCCACGGGCCGGAACCGTATGCCTTGCTGTACTTCTGCGCATGGGCGCGGACATCGTCCAGCGTCATGATCTCGAATCCGTAGCCGCCGTCCTTTGTTTTGAACATCGCCCAGACGTTCACCGGGTCGCCGCGATCTCCGTTCAGCTTCGGGATAAATTTCAGGCTGCATTCTGTGCCATACTCGGCAATCAGCGTATCGTTCGCGTGTCCGACTTGTGCTTGGATCGTCTGGATCTCGCCGGAGCGGTATGCAAGGTCGATCATGCCTTTGTACCCAAGTTGGAACTGACATTCCAGACGGTTCTGCTTCCCGTTCCAATACGGGATCAAGTATGCCTGCCCAAGCGGCGTATTCGGCTCCAAGCCAAGCTGCGCGGCAGTCATCATTGCGCCGAGGAAGGATTGCGGCGTACACTGCGCCAGTTTCGGATTCGTGGAAAGTGCGGAAAGCGTGATCCGCGTGAACCGCTCCGGCGTCATGACGGAGGGAAGCGCTTTCTTGATCTCACCCGCCATCTGCTTGATATACTGCTGCATTGTCGGATTTCCGCCGCTCTGTGCCTTCATAGCCGTCTGCGCGGTTGCCTGCTGGATTTTGTTCATGATTCTTCCTCCTGTTTCATTTCTGTAATTTTGAATGGCCGGGCCTGCACCGTTTTATAGAACGGCGTCAAATCGATATCCGGGTATGCCTCTTTAAAGACTTTGGGCTGGAACGTCTGCCGGTTTTGCTGCTTCCAGGAGACGTTGTAACCGTTGCAGGCGGCCCGCTCTGCCGTGCCCATGTCGAGCTTGATTGTGTTTTCAATCTCGCGGCTGCGCTCCGCCAGTGCCGCCGCCTGACGCTTGATCTGCATATACTCGGAAAGCAGCTGTTCACGCCCGAACAATTCAAGCTGTTCGCCGTTGCTATCGGCATAAACCGTGCTGATCGCGTCCGTCGTCGCCTCCGAGCCGTCCGGTGCAGGCGGGGTGTCTTCCTCGACGCACCGCCAGAAAAGCTTCTCCGCCTCCATCAGCGCGGAGATTTCCGCCTCGTCGCGCTCGAGCGTGTATGTAAAGAATCCGCGCCCGAATACGAGAACCGCCAAATACCAACGGTCTAGGCCGGTGACAGCCAGATAATGCACACACTGTGCATAGTACCGTTCCGGGAACTCCACGCCGTTGAACTGCCGAATGTCAAGCGTCGAGGTTGTCTTACATTCCAGCCCTGCATTTTCACTGGAAATTCGCCTGTCAATGTCTGCGTGCGCCCACGGATACGCGGGGTTCCGAATGATGTAGTTGCAGCGCCGCACCTTTTTCCTGGACGCTTTCTCAAAACGCTTCGCAACATACTCCTCGAGATCTCTGCCAATCCGCATAGCCTCTGTGTCTTCCTTTTCCGGGAGCCGCCCAGTCTTATCCATCCATACCGTGTACGGGCTTGCAAAGCGGCTCATTCCGATAACAGCCGCCGCGTCACTCCCTCCAATGGACTTTCTGCGTTCCTCCAGCCATTCTTCGTGGCTCATCTTCGCCGTGGAGATTGTATCGAGCATTTACTCCACCTCCACAAATTCGCCGCTTTTCAGCTGGTACCATGTTTCAGCCTTGATCTTTTCTCCATCGACAATGGCTGCCTTTACAGCGATGATCGGATACGTTTTTCCATTCCATTCGCCGCGTTCGACGCAGCAGATCGCGCAGCCGAGTGCGCCCATTGCTTTGCATTCGAGGCCGGCCGCGAGCGCCACACCGGCTTTCCCTGTGGCGGAGGCTGCACCCCAATCGCCTGTGGCGGAGGCTGCGCCCCGATAGCCTGTGGCGGAGGCTGCACCCCAATCGCCTGTGGCATGATTCTCTTTTTCGGCGTTTGCGCGCTTGATCGCGTCGTCAAATCCGATTTGGCTCTTGACATATTCGATCTGCGCTTTCACAAGGCCAGGAACGCCAATCTCGGCTTTCAGTGTCATTTTCTTCGCAACAATCTTGCTATCCGATGATTCACGTTCGGCAGATACCTCTTCTGCCTCTGCCTCAAAGTACCGGCTTTCATTCGGTGTGTAGTGGTTCAGCACATCAATCGGTTGTTCGCACGCGTGCAGGCCAGCCTTGCAAAGATGCGGCCCTCCATCAAAAACGGCGGTTTCGCCGAGTTTGTATTGAAACCCGCGGCACTTCATATCCTTATTCGTGCCTTTATAAACTTTCATGTTGATCCTCCTGTTTCATCTTTCCCACCAGCCACAGCGGCGGGAACAAATAACGGTCTTCATCCTCCAGCTCGTCCGGCTCGTACTCCGGCTCTGGAATGCTCAAGTACAGGTTTTCGCCGTCATACGCCATTCCGGCTCACCTCCTGGCGGATCAGCGCTTCACAGAAGCTCTGAACCGTTGAATAGCCGAGCTTTTTCAGCAGCCTGTCTAGCTTCTTGGCCTGCTCGTCCGTCAAGCGGAAGTAATACCGGTTCGTCTTCTTCCGGCGATCTGCGCGGTTCTTGGGCGCGTCCAGCGCCTTGATCGCCGCGGCTGCCTCCGGAACAAGCTGCACGCCGTATTTCTCCGGCGCTTCGCACTGAGAAAGCAGGCATTTGTTGAACTTCGGGTAGTCAGCCCGTACCGCGGCGACGCAGGCTTTCGCACCATGCCGGACGCGGGAATCCGTTAAACTTGACATAGGTTCCTTTCTGCCCTATAATAAAGGCGTCTTAAGTTTCCTTTCGGCCTCTGTCGCGTTGCCGCGCGGCAGGGGTCATTTCTTTTTCGTGCGCTCCCGGATGAGCCGGCAGGTCGCGTCCCATTGCTCAAACAGGATCTCCCAATAGATGCCGCAGGAGAATCGGCCGTCTGTGGTGCAGCCGGAGCGCCATAGCCCGCGCTCTCTGCATATCTCGCAGGGAGTCTTCAACAGATCCGCTTCCGTCATGCCAGCCCGTACAGCAACGCGACGAGTGCGACCAGACCGGTCAGAGCGCATTCATACGTCATTTCCGCCATCCCGGCCACCGCCGACAGGATCATCGCCGCGCCGCTCACCCAAAGGCACAGGCCCTTGACGATCCGCAGTGTCGCCTTGCGGGCGTCCAATTCCTCCCGCAGCCGTTCCCGGCGCTCCTCGATCGTTTCCACGACAAGGTTTGTTCTCATGCTATCCTCTCCTTTTTCGATTTCTGTTCGTTGCTTCGCAATTCGTTGCCGCTGCGAAGCGATGCTTTGCTTCGCTCTTCCCTTGCTTTGCATTCGTTGCTGTGCCGTAGCTGCGCATAGCCTTCGATGATTTGCCATGCTGTTGCCTGTCGTTGCGTCACATTCCGTTGCTTTGCCATGCCCCTGCGTTGCCAGTCTTTGCCCTGCTATGCCATTCCATTGCTAAGCCGAGCTGAGCTTTGCCATGCCATTGCAGTTCATTGTGTTCCTGAGCGCCTCTATGCTTTTCCCTCGCGGAGCGATTCCATGCCTCGCCAAGCCCTTGCACTTAATCCGCCAGAACCTCGTAGGTAAATCTGCCCTTGCCGGAGTTCCGCCACTGGCCGATGCCGCGCAGGCGGCCATACTCCAGCCATTCCAGCACTGCCTCTTTGTGTGCCTTTTCATCGAGCATCACGATATCAAGCTCGATGGAGCTGCCTGCCGGGATCTCCTCGGAGTTCGCAAGGCTGACGCGCTCGCCCTGTGCGGTCTGTGCGCGAAGCGGCCTCTGGCATTCGCCGATCTCGCCGTTGACCTCAATGGGAATCATGCGCGGCTCTACAAAGATCAGGCCGTCGATGATCTTTTTATAGGCTTTCAGGGCACTGGATTTCTTGGCTTTCACGCGCGCCAGCATACCGCAGGCGTCTTTGAAAAAACCTTTGACCTGATAATCGTACAGAATCGGCTGTCCGTCGGTACGCGGGAAAACGGTTTTTCCCTTTTCGGCGACAGCGTCCGCGCCGAGCGCTGCGATCTCATCCTCGATCGTGCTTGCGTCCGGGGCCTTGCTTGCGATAAAGTCACGCGCAATGTTCTCGTTGCTCGGCCATGTGCCAAGAACCGGCTCCAAAAATGTTAATCTGACCTTCATTTGTTCCTCCTCATGCTCCGAGAAACCGCAAAAACGGCTCTCTCGGGATCTTCACTCTGTGCTTGCTTGTGCAGCAGACCGGGAAGCCCAGCTTTTCAGGCCGTTCCCGCGCCATCAAGCGAAGCCATTGCGGGTCACAGCCGAGCACCTGCGCCGCTTCGCTTGCTAGGATCGTTGGCTTCGACATTGCCCGGATATCGTCCAGCGTCATTTTTCCTCCTTTCTGCTTTCCTCAATTGCCTCGTCCAGCTCCTGCGGCGTGCAGCCGTAGAGACGGACGAGCTTTTTCTTGTACTTCCGGGCGATTCCGTTTTTACCGAGCTCCCAATTCGAGACGGCGATGATCGAGACATCAGCTCGCCTTGCAACATCTTTTTGCAGAAGCCCGGCCCGCGCCCGAAGCTCTTTCAATGTCAAGCGCTCATTCCTCCATTCCTTAATTAAGTTTTGTTGACCGCAGCGCCCCAGACGCGCTATACTGTCCTTAGCCCTTTTAGGTAAATTCAGGAGGTGGTTGTCACGACCAAACTTTTGAACTTGCCAGTTCCAGACCAAAGAAACGGCGTGATGCGTTAGGGCAAGGGGCAGCGCCAGAACTGCCAAAATGAGCGGTGCGTCATAGAAGCGTAAGTTCGTTTTGTGTCAGGATAGCATTGCCGAGCCGGTGGAACGAACTCTACCAATTCGGACGGATGCGAAGTAATGCAGACGACCATCCCGTGCAGCGCGTTCTGGCAAACAACTCTGGGGAAACCCGCTCGTGAACGAACCACGGGCGGCTTTTCTTTACGCCGCAGCCAAATTAAGAGCTTTATCTTGACAAAACCATGTATAGCCGTTATTATGTAAGTGTCAGCCAACAAAATATTGTCCATACGCCCGCAAAACGAAGATTCGGATGGGGCTTGGTTTTTTGTTGCCTTGATTAAGCTCTGTAAGCATATTATATACAACGTTATGTCGTATGTCAACAATACTTACGATGAAATGTTGTACAAATTGGATTGACTTTTTTTGTGAGGTTTTTATGTGGTTTCTAAAAAAGCAAAAAAGCGTCATGCGCCAAGCTTCATCCAAAGACAAGCGCCCCACCATAAACAGCCCCAGCAAAAGCCAATCGGATATGTTAGAGCAATACATGATGATTGAAAAAGAAATCCGTCCAATAGAAAGTTATATGGCAAATTGCGCCGTTTCGTTGAATGCAAAGCTTCTACTGAACGAGAGAATTGAAACATTGCAAAAGCTTATTGATGCATTTTACAGTCTTAAATCGAAATGCTATTCTCTTGGTCCAGAATACCAAACTTATTTTTCTGAGATGTGGGAACACGCTCACAATTCAAAAGATGCAGATTTTTGTTATGTTGATCGCTTTGAATGCGAGTTAAAAGAGTTGCTTAAAAACAAAGACCAATTATCCGCAAAAGAATCTTTATATATTTCACAAACCAACAATTTAAAGTCAAAAATTGAGAGCGTTCTTTCGGAAAGCCATTCTATTATTCAAACGGATTTGTATAAACGCTTTGATCCTGTCGTTCAAAACGACATATCAACAATTTTGTACTTCATGGCTAAAGACGGGACAATAACGCGCACTAAGCATGGGCGTACATATCTAATCGAATATAAGGGGTAGCAAAATGTCTAAACGTCTTGTTGTCACGCCAAATATTGAAGAAGTAAATTCTCTCGTAGAGGGGAAAGGATGGAGCAAAGCATACTTTTCCGAAACAGTTATGAAAAAATCTCGCGGGTGGATTACGGAATGGAAGCGTGCGAAGAACTTTCCCTCCCCCGAAGAAGCTGCCCGTATGTGCGCCATGCTGCAAACCACGCCGGAGGAGATTCTGACGGAGCAGGCCGACATTGAGCTTGTGCGCGGGCTGCTGGAGCAAGAACGCGAAAAGGGCATAAAAAAAGAGCGCCCCGCCGATGGCGAAGCGCTTATTCGTGACTTGCCGGAGGATATCCAGCAGATTATTCGGATTTGCATGAATCGTCCCGAGCTTGCATCCGCTCTATTAAATCTTGCGAAGCAGATAGAAAAAGATTGAGTTTTTCGGGCGTGAATCTTGATATAGTTTCCACCAATTCCTTGATTGTCGCGGCTTCTTTTTCGTTCATTTCAGTTCCTATCTCCGTTCTTCCAAATTCCGACGTTTATTTTTGTGCAGCTTCTACATTGCGGTTGCTGGTTCTAAGTGGTAATATGTAATTGTTTACAAACCATATAAGGAGTGCCGCATTGATGACTAAAAATGAATATATTGTGCAGTGCCCAAGATGCGGGGCAGAGTTCCCGGAACGGGAGAAGTTCTGCCCGCACTGTGACACGCCGAACCGGAAGATGATCTGCCGCTCCTGCGGAACGCAAATCAATGCAAGCGCCCGCGTCTGTCCGGAATGCGGCGCAAGAAACAAAAAGATGATTTCGGTTCAAAAAATCGCGATTCTTTCTGTTCCGTTCGCTGCCGTTGTGCTGGCAGTTGTCCTTATCGCATCAAAGCCCGCGAAGAAACCAGCCGATCCGATCAAGAGGCAGGAGCCGGATACAATCTCCGCATCGGAGTCGGCAAAGACGGAAGACGACGCACAGACCGAGGAAACGGCAACCACACCGATAACGGCTGAAAAAACATGGGGCAATAAGATCAAGCTCACGATCCCAGCCGACTTTATCGGCGAAGATGCGACGCAGCAGGCATTGGACGAAAAGGTAAAGGAAACAGACGGGCTTCTGTCTATAGAACTGAATCCTGACGGCTCCGCGACCTACGTTATGACGGCGGCACGGCACAAAGAGCTTATGCAGGAGCTGGTGCAGAACATTGACGCCCAGCTTGCGGACATGGCCGGTTCCTCTGACTACCCAAACGTCATTTCCGCCGAAGCGTCCAGCGATTACACGTCCTTTACTGTAACGCTTTCTACTGATGTGGTTGGACTTCAGGACTCACTCCTTACACTGGCATTTTATATGTACGGCGGTATGTACAACGCATTCAACGGAACTCCGGTCGACAACGTGCGTGTGCAGTTTGTAGACCAGACCGGCAATGTGCTGGAGGAAGCGAACTCGAGGGACGCACAATAAATTCAGTGCAGGATTCTCGGTTCCCGCCGCTCGTCCTGCTCCCTGCCTACGTCCGCGACGCAGGCAAACAGGAGCGGAATACCCTTGATGTAGTCCACGCTGACGCTGTGCACGTCTGTCAGCTTCGCGCCGTCGACCGTCACGTCGACCCGCCCATTGTTTACCCGGATGTTGATGCACTCCATATTTTTTCCTCCTGTCATTTATTATAGAACGATTGTTCTAAAAATCAACATGGTATTATAAACAAACAGACCGCGTTATTTTTGGGAATCAGGAATCCGATGGTGTACAGTTTATGGGACTGATGATTTGATATAATATTCGGTTTGACCGGCCCCATCGTATCTGGAACATACGGTGGGGCCGTTTCAGCAGATGCCGGATTCAGGAACTATCTGCTACGTTTTTATTGTACCAGATAATGCTTGTAAGAAAAGGGCGAATCCTGCGTTCTTGTCACATGTTTTGCATTTTTATATGGAAAATGTAAGAAATAAAACTGAAACTTACGAATGGAGGCGTAATCATGTCCGCAATACAGGATCTCGCTCCGTTTATCGGCGCGTATCAGGGGAAGATCAGAAGGGCAAAAGATGCAAGCGGGATGACGTTGGAGGAGCTGTCGAACGAGTCCGGCGTTTCCTTCTCTGCCGTAAGCCGATTATACGCTGGAACACAAGCGGATCCACGGCTTTACAACTCGGCTGCGCTATGCAAAACGCTCGGGTTGTCACTCGACGAGCTGTTCGGCCTTGAAAATCCCGTCGGAAGCCCGGAAAAGCTGACCAAGCAGATCCATCATGTCGAGCTTGAAAACGCCAAACTGGAGGCAACAGCGGCCGCGCAAAGCGCGCAGATAAAGTCTACACATACAATGTGTTACGTCCTCGCCCTGTTTTGTATGCTGCTCTCCTTTTCTCTGATTGCCTGCCTTGTGACGGATGCGCAGAGTCGGAGCGCAGGCCTCATTCGCGATGGAGATTTGTCCGTAGCTGCATGGGTTTGCATTGCCCTGATCGTAGGTTCAGCGCTGGCTTCGGCAATTACTTTCTATGCGATCCGAAAAGAACGTGGAGGGAAACATGGAGTGCATCAAGTGTAAAAAAGAAATTCCAGACGGCGCGCCCTACTGTTGCTGGTGCGGGAAAAAGCAGGAAGCGCGGCGAAGCCGGACACGCGGGAACGGGCAAGGAAGCGCTTACCAGCGAGGGAAGACGTGGACGGCGCGTTGGACAGAAAGAACTTACCTAGACGAGAACGACAAGCTTCGGCAAAAGATGCGAACAAAAGGCGGGTTTACATCAAAGCGCGCCGCCCTCCAATATGCAGCAAACCCTCCGAAGGAAGAGCAGCGAAGCCCCACTCTCAGAGAATACTACAAAACATATCTGCGTGGGGATTATCTATCCTTATCGGCTGATCGTCAGGGAGCGGCAGAAAAGGCTTTCGAGCGCATGAAAGAAATCGCCGACCGTGAGATCGACGCGCTTACCATCGCGCAGATACAGGATGTTATCGACCGCAACGCCAGCACCTATTACACGCGGAAGGACATGAAAACAGTCCTTTCCCATTGCTACAATCTCGCGATTGCCGAAAAGCAGACTACCGTGAATCTTGCAAAGTACATAAAGCTTCCGGAATTGGAAGAGAAGTCGCCGGAGCCGTTTACCGACGCCGACGTAAAAAAGCTATGGGAAGCGTATGCAAAAGATCACTTTGTCGGGTTTATCCTTACGATGATCTATACCGGCATGATGCCTGGTGAGCTTCTGAAGCTCAAAAAGGACATGATTGACTTTGAGAAAAATGAGATCGTCCGAGGCGGCATAAAGACAAAGAAGCGGAAGGAAACGCCTATGGTATTCCCGGATTTCGTTGCGCCAGTGCTGCATGAACTATGCGAAGAAAGCAAATCGCGCGTCGGAAATATCTGCTGCATAAACAAAGATAATTTTTACAAGAGATATTATGAGTGTTTGGAGCTTGCCGGAGTGCAAAAGCTACCACCTTACTCATGCCGCCATACAACCGCTACAGCCCTCGCAATGAAAAACATCGACCCGTTTATGATCAAGGAAATCATGCGCCACACGAAGATAACGACTACCCAACGGTATGTACACCCGGACATGAAAGGCATGGTCAATGCCGTAAATCAGTTACAAAACGACTCGACAGAGTGAATTATGTATGCTACAAAATATGTTACAAACGCCAATTTCCCCAGTGTTTTCAATGGGTTTTTCTCCCCTGCTAAGGGAGTAGGCGTCTAAAAAGCGCGCGAGAGTTCAAATCTCTCCTTCCGCGCCAAAGTACCGATTTTAGATGTTTTAAATCTAAAGTCGGTACTTTTTTATGTCTTTCACCCTATTTTCTGCGTATTTTCAAAAAGCAAAAAATCACGTTATGACACGCTCTGTAACATAAAATTATTTCCCGTATGCTACATTGTATGCTACAGATTCAGCGCAATGCGAGGGGACTCCCCTATTTTTTGCTACATGGACTTTATTTTCCGAAGCATAGAATCATAGACTTTTCGGTTCACAAGCGATAATGTGTCCATAAGTTCATCAACGACCGCCCAAGCCTTCGCCGGGTCTTTCCCAGCTACTGCAAGCAAAAACTCACTGTCCCCGTACTCGCCCACGGTAGCCGGTTCTGCGGTCACAGGGGCGGGAGCGCCGGAGTAGTAACCCACATACCTACCGCCGTCGCCCCGTTCCTCTTCCTGCATCTGCTTGCGGATCACATACAGATCCGCAAGCTTAGCGTAATTCTTATAGTCGGATTCCTCATATTCCAGGCGAGCAATCTCTTTCCGGATTTCGGCTGCATCCAACATATTGCGCTCTCCTTATGCCCGCTCGATCTGCTCCATGCAGCGGCGGATCGCGTCACGGGTTTTATCGTCGTCCGCGTCGCGCATCATATCCTCCAGCTGCGCATGCATATGCTCGCGGGCGTCTGTGCGGCTGTAGCGGCCCATTGCGTCGCGGCGGCGCCCACGGTATGAACTTCCGCGTCCATATGTGCCGCGCATATCCGCTTCCCACTCGCCGTCGCGGGAATAGCCGCCGTCTTCAGCCGTCTCGATCTTGTAGGTATTCTTGATGGAGCTTGTCAGCTTCTGGATCGCGTCCAGATCGCCCGCAGACATTTCGCGCTTGTCGGCGATTTCGTCCAGCTCTTTGCAGAGCATTTCACGCAGGTTTCTCAAATCGTACATATTGCATCCTCCTTTCACGATACGCGCTCGACGATCATATTGCTATTTGCGAAACTTACTGCCTGCGCGCTGGTGTTCTTCGCCGCTACAGTCAGGCAGCAGCCACGCGGGACTTCCACGAATGTGGAAACGAAGATGTTGAAATAGTTCTCAACAGCCGCAGAGGTTACGGTCGCTGTGGCGCTGCTCAGAGGTTCGCCGTTGATTGCGAGCGCAGCGGTAATGGCACCTACTGTTCCGCCTGTAGGTACGGCGATATTCGCGCCAAAGGATACGCGGAACTTCGCCTTGCATTGCTGCGTAAGCCCGCGCAGCGTAACGAGCCCGCTTCCTTCGCGATGTACGATGCACGGCTTTCCGCAAGCTGCCGTGGAGATCAGAGGGACGTTCTGCCCGGCGGCGACGCCGACGACGTTGGAATTTGTAAACTCAGCCAATCCCAAACACCCCGCTTCCCGAATTGCCTGCTTTGCAGTAGTTCAAAATCGGCTCCATCGCCGTCTTCATCGCCTCTGCGCAGCTCGGCTGCTCCATTTCGTCCACCGTTTTCAGGATACAGGCGTATGTATAGAGATCCGTGATGTTCATCTTGTACAGATCCACGCCCATCAGGTGATCGATGAATTTCTTCTTGAGTTCCTTATATGTTGCCATAAAATCATTCCTTTCATAAAAAATACAGCGGCGGGACGATTGCCCCGCCGCGTTGCTATCGAGTATCGGCAATGGGGGCCGACCATTTTCGTGAGGCCACGAAAAAGCTCTACGATGTGGAGTTGTTACGCGCAGTTGCCGCAGCCGTAGTTGTAACCGCTGTTGCATCCTGCGTACTGGTACGGGGCCGGAACGCTGAATGCCGGAACAGGGCGCGGGTTGTAATATGCCAACTGCCCGCTCACATAGTTACGCAGATCGAGCGTCTGAGCGTTCTGGCTTGCCGCAAGCTGCGCAACAAAGAGCTGCTGGTTCTGCTCGGCGATCTTCGCGTCCTTCGCCGCAAGCTCCTGCGCCGTCAGACGCTGGTCGATGCTGCGGAAGCCGCAGTTCATCGCGTCGATGATGTCGCGCGTGGTGTTCTGCACGGTGTTGCGGGTGTCGCATGCCTGCGTCGCCATGTCGTAGCGCACCTGGGCGATTGAAGCGCGGTTTTCGCAGCAGCAGTTCGCCGCCTGCATCTGCATCGCGTTAAGCTGCTGCATGAGCGCCGCCTGCTGATTGCAACGGGAAAGCTCGGCGGACTGGAAGCCAGTGTTCATGTTCTGATTGACACCGGCGAAACCGTTCAGCAACGTAGTGTTCATTGCGTAAAATCCGTCGCAAAGCCCCTGCTGGGTAATTTCGCCCTTACGCTCGAGTGTGGACGCCGCGCTGTCAATCTGCCTCTGAAGCGTAGCAAAGTCACTTGCAAGAACATAGTTGTCCGCAGCGCCGCTGCCATTATTGCCGCCCCAACCGTTCCGATTCCACCCCATCAGAACAATGAAGAACAGAATAATCCACCAGCCGTTATCGCCGCCAAAGCCTCCCCATCCATTACCGTTGTTCGTGCCAGCCGGAACAACAGGCATGTTCATAGGAATACCATCGCCATTCAAACTCATAGTTTTCTCCTTTCGTAGATTTTGAAATTTATCTCAATCGTGCGCACGAATTGAAATCTAAGTTATCCAAGAAGCTGCTGAAACTGGCTTGCCACCTGTTGCAGCTGATTTAACTGCTGCTGCGATATCTGGCCCGACTGCACAAGCTTTTCAACCTCTGCTTTCGGATTCCCCTTAAATGCGCTCTGGAATTGCCGGAACTGCTGCACCAGCTGCTGAAACTGGCCGATCTGGCCGGGCATTTGCCCGCCGCCCAGAGCATTAAACAGTGGGTTCATTGTCTGCCTCCTTTGTCTTGCGCGTCGGTCTTACGCTGGGAGCCGTCAGCTTGGCTACAAGCTCGTCGAACTCCTTGCGGGTCACATATTCCTCGCTCATGTCCCTTCGGGCCGCTGTGGGCGTTATAACGGTCTGTGCGCGCTCCACAAGATCATACGTTGTCATGCTCGGCTTTCCGCTTGCATCGGCCTTTTTCACATACACGACCGGCGCGTTCATATCCCAAAGCGTTACTGCGTTGTTGGGCGCGACAATAAAGTCGTTTGCCGCCTGCTCGTTCGGGATCCAGATGATCGACTGGTTTTGCGGCTGCTGTGGCTGCGGCTGATAAGTCGGCATCTGCGGCGCGGGCTGATACTGCGGACGCATCTGCATCTGCGGCTCCTGCATCTGCGGCATGGGCGACTGATTGTAAATCGGCTGCTGATACACATACGGCTGTTGTCCAAACATCATGCTTCCTCCTTTGCCCAATAAAACAGTGGAATTTCACTCCCAGAATCCCACGTGTCAAAATACGTCCCATCCTCCACGCACACAACGTGGCTTGATAACGCCAGCACATACACGCTGCGCGGATGATCTGCGCAGAAATCCGCGACGGTATAGCAGTCCGGGCACGTGTTCGGGATTACGTTCCGGGTAAAGCCCTGCTGCCGGAGATACGCCCCCCATACACTGTTCGCGCTCGGCAGATCGCCCATAATGAGCCCCTGCAGGCACAGGCCGATATACACCTCGTCCCAGCTCTTCCCGGTCGCCTTTGCGATAGCCCGGACGGTGCAGTCCCCGACCTTCTGCCCAGCGGGATTTGGATTGAAATAAGAAAAGCCCATACCGAACACTCCTTTGATGTGTCCAGTATGGGCTTTTTTGCGTTTTGATGTGCCTCAGCTGCGTATCACTTGTGCATCATTTCCGCTCAGTTTGGAAGACTGCCGGACGCAGCCTTCATCCGCGCCATGATCTCCGGCAGGCGTCGCTGTACCGTGGCGCGGCCAAGATACAATTCTGTTGCAACGTCCACTTGCGGGAGCTTGTCCACGAAGTAAAGGTGCGCGATCTTCTCATTCTCCCGGCCAAGATTGGCCTGATAGATCACGGCCTCCATGTCCTTGCGGGTCAGGCGGCCCAGCTCCGGCGGCAGCTTGGCCCGCGCCTGCGGCGACATAGGCCCCGCCTCCTTACTTTTCCTTGTGATTCAGCACAGCGATATTGCCCTTGTTGCTCACTTCGAGATCCAGCGCTGCGGCCAGATCGCGCACCTTGACGTAGTTCGTTCCGTCTTTCAGGATGCGTTCAACGGCGACTTCCTTGCCGTCCACGATGATCTTGCTTTTTTCTACCATTTCGGTTTCCTCCTCTGCATTTTTTCCATCTTCGAGTGCCATGACCGTATGGCCCTCGCTTACCAGTACGTCGCCGCGCAGGAGATTGGCGTCCGTCGTCAGATACTTGCTGCCGGTCAGCAGCACAAAATCTCCCGTTGCTGGCCAATCGTGCAGCATGCAGTATGTTGTGCAGCTATTGCCCTGCTTTTTGTAGAGCGCTTCGACCGACGCGCAGCCTGCGGCCACGGCGCAGAGCATCATGAGCGCGGAGCAGTCCGTCTCCACAGGCTTTGCGATCCTGCTCACGTCCCACCTGACGGCTCTGGCGGCCTCGTATGCCGTGTTCCGGCCGTCCATGTCGTAACCGATATTCCGGTTTTTAATTGCTGCCTCGCACGTCTGCGCGGCCCGCTCGGCCTTTTTGCGGCTCTTGTAGCGCAGGACGCCGAGCCAGCGGCCGTTGTACCAGTTGGAGATATTCAGCTCCCGCCCATTCTGGTTGCCGGGCTGCTGATTGCGGCCGCCCGTCTCGCCGAGACTGGCCTGCCCGATCTTGATGCTCATGCCCGCTCACTCCCGTACAACTCGTGGTGCAGCTGCAGCACGGCGGCCTCGATCAGCTGATCGATTGTAGATACGTCGAACCGGATTCCGTGTTCGGCCAGAAAATTGATCACATAGGCTTTCTTTTCCTCGCCGTCCGTTGCCGCGTAGAGCTGTTCCGCCGCTTTTACGCCGATTTCAACGTAAGTGCGGAGCGTTTGCAGCTTGTCCGCGTCGATCTTTGTTTTGAGCCACGGGATCAAAAATGCCGAAACGAGCGCGCTGATGAGCGCGATCACTGCCGAGATGATCTGTGTATAGTCCATATGTATGCTCCTTTCAGTCTTTCAGCACGATCTCCGCGATGCGTGCCGCCGCTTCCGGGCCGTATTTCTCGGCCCATTTATCCATGTACTTCTGCGCGTACTTCGCGCGGTTCTCATTTTTGGCTTTCCAGAGGTAAAAGCCGCTGGAGGCCGTTGTTTCGGCCAGCACCGCAAGCGTGATCTCCGTCAGGTCTGCGCCTGCCGCGCAGGCGATAATGAGTGCGAGGCTGACGAGCGCGCTGCAGATCAGCCACTTCTTGCTAAACTCCATTGCTATGTCCGCATTGCGCCTCCAGCTGGTGCAAAAACTTTTTTACATCGCCGTTGCCGCCCAGCTTGACGTATTTTTGCCCGGCGATCAGGCGCTCGGCCATTGGCATTTCCTCTGACATGATGGTCAGCCGGAGAATTGCGAGATATTGCTCGTCCTGATGCTCCTGCATTTTCCCGAGCTTTTTGTCAATCTCGCCGAGATGCTCATCCTGCGATGTGGCCTTGCCGCGCTTTTTTTGTATCGCGCTTACGACGGCGTTCACTACCGCCGTAAGCGCGGACGAGCCGAGCACGGCGCAAATGATCGTGATGGTTCCAGCATCCATGTTTTATGTACCTTTCTTTGTTTTTTTGGCTAGTCGTCCGCCATTTTGATGTAGGTGGTGGTATCACTGGAATAGCTGATGCTTGGCAGCGTCGTGCCGCCGAGGACTGCATAAAGCGCCGGGTAGGCCGTCCGCGAGAAGGTCGAGCCGTCGCATGCGTGCCATGGGGCAGAGAGTACGCGGACAGTCGTGAGGGTGTCGCCGACGTGATAGTTTGGCTCTGCCAGCTTCGCAAGCGCCTCATTTACCATCGGGTTCGCCGGTGCGTCGCCCGCTCGCCAGATCTTTGCAGCGCTCTGTGCCGTCAGCAGGTTCCCGGCCGTGAGCGGCGTCCCTGCCTCCAGCGGTTCATCCTCTGGGCAAATCCATTCTTCTCTGGTTGCAGTCACACCCATGGAGACTCTGGTCACCGAATACTGTACCGCGCCGTTTTGCAGGACTTTGGTCGGCTTTCTATCCTTCACGGGCTATTCCTCCAGTGCTTTGATGTAGGCTTTACTGCGGGCGTCTGTGGTGATGTTCGGAATTTTCTTGTTGTCATACGCAAAGTTGTGCATGATATCCTTTACCACCGCTCCGTTGGACGAGCATGGAATCCTTACGATCGTCCCAGCGGCTGCAGGTTGATTCCCTGCCGCTGCGCTGAGCGTCGCGGTGAAATCCCAACCCTGTTCTATATCTTCGGCTATCATTATTTTTCTCTGATTAGTCCCATTTTGATATACTGCTACGATCTGCCCCGCACAAGCGGTTCCATAGTTAAATGCGCTGACGTCGCTCATCAGTGCGGATGTTAAAGCGTCAGCCCCGGTTATTTTGTATGTCCGCCCGTAATCTATATCGCATATATACACGGCACCATTGAACTCCACAAAATTACCGAATTTTTCGTTGGCACTTTCCGTTCCAGTGATGCTCACGCTGGATAAATTGCCAGCCACATTTTTTGTATAATATACATTTGTCGAATACTCAGTACTGCGGCTGTACATGCACAAAATCATTATCATTCCGTCCGTCTTTCGGACGTACATGCCGAGAGGTGTGTCGTTCGTCAGCGCCCCTCCAGTCCACGCCTGATCGTCGCTTTCCGCGGGACCGCTCTTGCTTGTAAGCTGATTTGTGTATCTAATCACAGCATACCTATTGTAGCTATCCTGCTGCGTTCCCAGTACAAAAAAGCGCTGACCGTCCCAGTAGACATCGTTTGTTGTGCCTGCGAAGTCGTCTGCGATTTCGGAATAGGAGTTATACCATACCTGACGGTCTGGTGCATCGATTCGGACCTGGCCAAATACGTCAGACGCAAACAGAACGCCTCGATAATACGAGACTTCGGACGATTTTGCACACAGCACCAACACGCTGCACACATACATTCCACCGCAATATTTCACGGCATGAGCAGCCACAACGCGCGTCGAAAGAATCGTCGAGTTTAACCAGAAATTCTGCGGCATTGCCCATTCTGTCCATGTCTCTCCATCGTCTGATACCAGAATGTGCGCGGATGTTGCGTCCCGGTATGTGCGGAACCAGTGTCCGTTTTCGTAGGAAAGTGCATCGCCGCCCGCTCCGATGTTTGTTGATACAGTCTTTTCCGTCCAGATTGCAGGGCTGTCCGGTGTCCGAAGCACAGCGCAGAGAGACGGGTACTGCTCCTGCGACACGGTGCGCCCGTCGCACGGGAGCCACGCGCTGGACAAGTCTGTGCGGGCGGTGATGGTAATGTCACCGACCTCGGATGTTCCTTTTGCAAGCTTGAAAAGAGCGTCATTCACCGTGGGGTCTTCCGGCCGCGTGGCTGCGCCGGGCCAGATCTTGGCCGCAGTAGCATCGGAGAGTAAGTTTGCCTTATTGAGAGGCGTACCCTCTTCGGTCGGGGCGTCGTCTCGCTTGAGATATTCGTAGTGATTCAGGGTTCCGTCGGCGTTATAAAAGCCGTACCGGATTGCGCCGTTGGATAAAACTTGTGTTGGCTGTCTATCTTTCATGTCAGAAGACCTCCTGCTGCGCATTCCGCAGCGCCGGTGTAGCGGAACGCCTTTGTGATGTTGTCGATCAGTTCCTCGCAGAGCGCAAGAATGCGCTCGATGTCGTTTGCGCCGGTGTAGGTCAGCCGGTCGAGGCCGGGCGCGTCCGGCGTTCCTTCGGGGTATGCCAGTGCATCCCGGATGGACTGCACCTGCTTGCGGTATGCCTCGGCCTGTGATGCCGTTATAATGTCCGTTGCTGCCCAATCTGTTTTTGCGGACCATGCGATACTCATGCCGCAGACCGGCGCAAGACGCGCCGCCAGATAGTTCATGGCGGTTCCCACGCGATTCATGTCGCTTGCGTTGTACGCGCCCTTCATCCCAGCCAGCCATTCCGCCTGCTCGGCTGCGGTCATGGCAGCAAAGCCCTTCGCGGCCAGCTCCCGCACCCGGTCAACGTCTGCCTGCGTCCGGTCGGTGACGAGGGTGTCAATGATGGTGCTCATGCGCCAACTCCTTTCGTTACGGCATAAATTCCGCCTCCGCTGAACGTCAGTTCCATACCGGTCTGCACAGCATTTTCGTTTTGTGCGAATGCGTCGGAGATTTTGATGGTGTCGCCGGTTTCGAGCGCTGGGTTGCCCCGGTTTTTCACGCTGTAGATCTTTCGGCGATTATACTGCGCAAGCAGCCACGCGGCCACACTCTGATAGTTTGCAGGCGCTACGCACGGGTTATTTACGCTCTTGATGTTTTTGCCGCTCCCGGCGGTGATCGTCGTATCGATATTCGCGTAGTCGCTCTTAACGTGCAGCTCTACGCAATCAACCGCTTCCGATATGGACACACCGTCATAGTTATAAAGCTCATCCGGCGTTATTTCTCCCAATACTGCGCCTGCTGAAAGCTCCGCGATGTGCAGGTTTCCGGATCGATCAAACCACGCGGAGCACATTGCGGCCTGTGCCAGAATCCGGATCGCCTCGCGTCTCGTCGTCTTCCGAGGGATTGCAGGGACTACCGTTCTTTTGTCTGCGCCGCCGCCGTAGATCACAGTGACGTCGTATCCTTCCAGTACGGACGCAACTACAGTCTGAAGCTCGCACGCGGTAGCGTTTCCGGCCTCATAGGTTGCGCGATCGAGTGTCGCAGCCATATCGTTTCCGACAAGCTGTGCCGTAACGCCGGAATCGCGTGCTGTAACGGACGTAAAAAAGAACTCGCCAACGTCTATGCTCTCTCCGTTTACAATGCATCTGGCAAGCAATTTCTGGCCATCCTGAATCACGGAGAAAACGCCGTCCGGGTTCAGAATGTTGTACCGATGATCCGCGTTGTCGAATGTAAAGGAAATCTGCCGGGACGGGAACGATTCGCAGGAAACGGATGCTTCCTCTATGATCTTCACGTCGGCCATTGTGTCGTTTTCGTAGGTTTCCGTCAGGCCGAAATCGATCTGCCGCAGCCGGGCGCGTGTCTTTGGCAGGAACGTCTTGTCAAATCGAATCGTCAGCTTTGTGTAATTTGCGGCAGTCATGCTGATGTTCTGCCGCGCCTGCGTGATCATCTTTGTTCCAGTTGCGACCGTCGTTCCGTCGCTCGCATATGCGGTAATTGTGATCTGCGCCGGGTATTGGTTCATTTTTTCATCAAACAGCATCGCCCAGCCAATCGTGGATACCGGCGCGGAGAATTCAAACGTAATTGTGCTTGCCATTTCGGCGCTCTCGTTTGATGCTACTCCGCTCCACCAGCCAACATATTGCCCGTCAAAGCTATCGTTCGGAATATCGATTGTCCCATCCAGAACCCACCGGTTCAATTCAAGCCCAGCGAACTTCCCGGATATGGTTTCTCTGTCGCTGATTGTTTCGGCGGCGCTTGTGCCTGGTGCCGAATCCGATGCAGAGGCCGTACCGTTCTTCTTTGCCGACGGGTCAACAATGTAAAACCGGACAAGCATGCCGACCTCACGCACCGGTGTAAACGGTGCGTAATTGCTTGATACCTTCTGCATCAATCCACCCCTTGCTGTGTCGCGGAGATCGTGACGCCGCACCACTGCGATACGCCGTCCTCATCGTAGATAATCGCCTTGTATTCCGGCTGTTCAAAAAGGAAATCCCTTGTTTTGTCGCCGTCTACATCCGGGTATGTCACGCTCAACACATGTTTCGTGTTGATCATGCTGCGGAGTTTTCGGAGATCGGCGACAGAAAGCCATCCCGTCGGGATTTTCAATTCATTTTTTACCCCGATGATATCCATAACCGTCTTTCCGGATGCCATTGTCGCGGTTGCGCCAATATCCTTCGGCTGAATCGTGAACACGAGATCGCGCAGAAGCGTGACCGTGTTTGTTCCGTCCGTGATTTTAATCCTACGCAAGCGATACACCCCTTTGTACGATCTCGCCCCGCAGCGGATCGAATATTGCTCTTGCTATCGTCTGTCCGTCGAGTACAAGGTTGATCTGCATTGGCGTTCCGGGCTGGTTGTTGGCAAGCAGGCCGTTCACGACGCCAACAGAGGACTTTGCCGCGCCGGACACGGAGAATGACGTTGTTCCGAAGGTCATCTGATCTTCGATATCTCTCCGCACCCCGAGCATTTCCCTGTCAAAGCCCTGCCCGAGTCCTTCTGCCATGTAGCCGCCGATTCCGGCGAAGACTTTAGACGGGGACGCAATCCCGAGGATGCTCTTGACGCCGCTCACAAGGCCATTGACCATGTTGCTTACAGTTTGTTTCAGGTTCTCCCACATACGGAGGAATCCATTCTTGATGCCATCTACAATATTGCCGCCGATACTGCCCCAATCATAATCCAAAAAAGTTTCAACGATTGACTGGATTAGCGTTGGGATCGCCATGATGAGGTCGGGGATTGCACTGATAAGTCCCTCAATAAGCGCCATGATAATTTTCGGGCCTGACATGATGATTTGCGGAAGATTGTTAAGAATCCCCTGTACAATCCCGATAATGAGTTTTGGCACAGCCGCAGTAAGCTGCGGAATGGATTTAATCAGGCCGTCGACGAGCGACATGACAAGCTTTACGCCGGATTCGATGATTTTGGGGAAGTTTTCAATAAGCGCGGTGATGAGATTTGTGATAAGCTTGGGAGCCACCTCAAGCAGCCTCGGGACGGCGTCAATGATTCCGTCCGCCAGAGCGAGGATGATCTCAAGCGCCGCATCTACCAAATTCCCGAGATTTCCAGGGTCGGTCAGCGTTTCAGCGATTTTGATGATTGCTTCTGTTGCCGCCGGGATCAATTCCGGGAGCGTCTCCGTAATGCCTTGTACCAGAGAGATAACAACATCTATACCGGTTTGAATGATTTCCGGCAGAAGCTCGACTATAGCCGGAACGAGAATCCCAATGGCTGTCGGCGCAATGTCTCCCAGCACGGTAAGAATCTCCGGGAGCGCGGACATGAGCCCGGTAACCAGGCTTGTCGCGCCCTCGATGAGCGAGGGAAGGACAGATTCAAGCAGTGCGGGCAGCTGCTCGCTGACCGTTCCAACAAGAGACGTTACAGCCTCCACGATACGCGGCAGTAATTCCTGAATGCGCGGAATCAGGTTGTTTCCTGCGACAACAACGGAATCTGTAAAGTTCCCGACGAGGGTTCCCAAGTCCTGATCCGGGTCTGCAAGGCCGGTCACAAGGTTCTGCCATGCGGCTTTTACCATGCCGAACGAGCCTTGAATCGTGGACGCGGCTTCTTTTGCGGTCGTGCCGGTGATTCCCATTTCGGTCTGCACGATATGGATCGCGTCCACGATATCCGCATAGCTGGAAATGTCGTACTTGATGCCGGAGATTTTCTCCGCGTCTTCAAGCAACCGCTGCATTTCGGCCTGCGTACCGCCGTAGCCGAGCTTCAGGTTATCGAGCATGGTGTAATTTGCTTTTGCGAACCCCTGATATGCGTTCTGGATTGATGTCATGTCCGTGCCCATTTTGTTCGCGTTGTCGGACATATCGGTCAGCGCCAAGTTTGCTTTTTCTGCCGCAGCGCTGGTGTCGCCGTCGAGGGACTGCAGCAGGGATGCAGAAAAACTCGTAACCGTTTCCATGTACTCATTTGCGGACAACCCAGCGGTTTTATACGCGTTGTTTGCGTACTCCATGACTTTATCTTGGCTATCCTTAAAAAGCGTCTCCACGCCGCCGACGAGCTGCTCATAGTCTGCGTATGCCTGGATCGCCTTTGTGCCGATTGTGCCGATTGCCGTCGCCGCTGCCGTCACGCCGACTACCGCGGCCTTTCCGACAGTTGCAAGCCCGCTCTTTATTTTTTCGCCAAGCCCAGATGTTTTCTTCCCGGTTTCGTCAATGCCCTTGTCCGCTTCAGACGTGTCCGCGCCGATTTTTACAAAAAGTTCAAATAGATTCATGCTTCACCACCAATCCGCACCGCTTAACAACCTCGGCGGTGATTTCTTCGCAGGTTCGGTTGTCCTGCGGCTTCGGGTCTATCAGATCGGAATATTTTGCCTGCACAAAGCTGCCGCCCGCGAATTTTGCTGTGTTTTCCGTCATTGTGCGCAAACACTCCGCCGTATAAATACGGAAGGCTGATTCTTCCTGCTGCCGCTTTACCAAAATCGGCAAAAGGCGAATCAGCCCTCCCGCGCTTATCTTTGGAGCTGCCAGAAGCGCAAGCGTTACGCTTTCGCCTCCGACGCGCACGATTTGAAAAAATTCTGCATATCCTTGTCCTTGACGATCTCCTGAATCTGCCACATGGTTTTTAGGACGCTCTGCTTTTTGATCGCCTCAACAGTCGTTTCGTTGATCGCAGCCAGAATACCAAGCGTATCTTCCCGGTGCTTTTTCAGAATCAGAGGAATCCACTGACCGATCTTCTGCGCACCGATCGCGTACCGTTCTCCCGCCGTCTGCGGCTTCTCCGCGTCGATCTGTGCTTTCAGACTCTCCCGCAGCTCATCATCGGTCAGGATGTTGAGCGCGCACACGCTGACCTCGCAAAGAACGTCAGCCGCCCTATCAGTGCTAAGTTCCGAAAATTTCATACTTTCTTCTCCTTACGTTTCAGCCGTACCGGCTTTGATATAAACCTCATATGGCACAACGTCCTGCTTTGACATCGAATAGTGCGCCGTGTACTCAAACGCCATCTGCCCCTTGCCCTTGTCGGCGGTTTTCAGCTGGAATCCGCCGGTCGATAGCGCGTTCATAAGACGAATAGCAATGAAACCACCGTTTGTCGCACCGTTCTTGTCGGAATAATCACCCACAAGCCAGATGTCCGCAAAGTCAGTCGGTGAAAGATCGCGCCGAGGAACAACCTTCGTCGTATCTGTGCCGTCGATGTCAGCCGCCGCCATAAGAGATTTCGCGGAGGCAGTCGTAGCCGTTACATATGTACCGGAAAGTTTCACTTCGACATCGTCCATCCGCTTCATTTCCATTGTGTTCTTTGGGCAATTATCCACATCCGAGCCGTAGTCAGAATACGTCGGTGTCGCGGAAAATGTAACGCCTCCGGTAGTTGCGCCGATCTGGTTCTCCGGTTCAAACGTTCCGGTTGCAGGCGTAAATTTGCTCAAAACAACGCCAGCATTGATTTGCAGCTGCTTAAACGTATCCGCCGGAATTTTTGTAAATTTCGCCATGAAATCAGTCCTTTCAGTTCGCGGTAATGTATTCGATTGTGACGTTCAAATACCGCCGCTTGATATTTGCATCAGAATCGTCCCGGACGTTCTGGCACCACGGAGATCCGCGCTTGATCCAGATTGCGCCGTCGTCACACGGCACAAACACGCCGCCCAAGCCGATAGCGTCCGAGATTTCCTGCGCTTTCGCGTTTGGTTCTGCTTCCTGCGTTGTGTAGTACCAGAGATTCACTGTCAGGCCGATTTCCCCGCTGTCCCACGCGCCGGTAATCAGCTCATAGGTCAGCCACGGAAAAACGGCATCGTCCGGGACACTTGATGTGGGGTATGCCGTGAGAAATTGCGAGAACCACGCATGCAATGCTTTGTCTTTCGTCATGTTGGCAGCGCTTTCTTTTCTGCAGTGAAGTATTTCAGATCGAAGCTTGCGGACTTCGGTGTTTGCTTGTCCTTTGGCTCGGACGTGACGCGGTACGTCTCGCCGGTCGTCTTGTCGCGGAAGAAGTCGTTATAATCGATTGGTACGGCTTTTTGCACAAGCACCGAGTAAACGCTTGTCACGCCCTCCTTCTCCGCTCTGCGAGCCTCCATGGACGTATCGAGCATCTGGTAATTTGCGAATTCCGCCCCGTCCGTCCATATCGTGACGTAACCGCCCGCTCCGTCCGGCGTCCGGCTTTTTTCGAGCAGCACGCACGGGCGGGCAAAATCATCAAGTAAACTCATATCAGATCTTCCTCCACTGGTTCATGCGCGATTTGAACGTCGTCTGCCATGTCACAGCCCCATTCGCGGAGGCACTTCCGCTCGATCCCTTCGAGTAGCTATAGCCTCCGAAGCTTTCCGAGGTAAACGGGCTTGCTGCCGCGTCCCCGTTTTTCTCCTGCCATGCTCTGATCTCAGCTTCGAGGGCGAGGACAGCGGACGGGACGGCCATCGGCCAGACAGAGCCATCAAAGGTCTCGTCGGCCATCCCGTAATCCGGGTATTGGTGCACACCGTCATTAAAAACGGAACCTACAATCCGGAAGAATTGCCCTTCTTGCAGGAACGGCAGCGCAATGCTGCCGTTTTCTACTGTGTACGTTCCGCTGATCCGATCCGTTTCAAACCAGTTCCGCAGAACCCCGCACAATTCGGTTAGCATTGCGCTGCCGCCTCCTTACTTTGCCGTTACCGTTGCGTTGCCAGCCTTCTGCGCTTTGTAAGTCGCGTCAGCCTCAACGACTGTGATCTTCTTGCCCGTCGCTGCCGTGACATCGGACTTGCCGTCCCACGTCGGCCACGTTCTGACGTTCTGGCCGTAGGTGACAGTCTCAGCCGAATCGCCTACCTTGTACTTGTAGACGTTGCCGCTTGCTTCCTTCGCGGGCGTTACCGTGATCTTCGTGTCACCTGTCGCCGTGCCCGCCGCAGAGGTAACCGTCAGCGTGCCGAGCGACGGGGTCTCGTCAATGTCAGCAACGGCAATGCCGTCCTGATACTCCGCGAACAGGGTCATGCCCATGATCGCAAAGGACTCGGAGACCGCAGTGGAGTAGTTGCCCTGCACATGGAAACCGACAAGGTTGGTTTCTCCGTCGGTTCTGTAGTCGAGACCGGCACGGGCGAAATCGCTGTCAGCTGGGTCAATGTAGTACAGGACAATGTTCTCGACCGGAGTCGCAATAACACGACCGCGTTTGATCTCATCGTCAGACAGCAGGAACACGGTGCTATAGCCCATGAAGTTCTTGATGTACTGGAAGCCGAATTCAGTCTGGATGGTGATATCGGCGCCGCCGAGGTAATCGTACAGATCCATCACGTTCACGAAGCCAACAACGTTGGTCGCGGTGCGGTGCATCTGCTTGAACTTGTTGATAACAGCGCCCTTCGCCATTGCAAGCGCGCGCTGCCAGTTGGTTTCGCTGACGGTCAGCAGGCCGGTATTCAGATAATCGTAGAAACGATTGGTGACATTGGTCTGCAGCTCATACAGGAAAGCTTCGTCGGTCATTGCGACGGCAACGTCATAGCCGTATTCCTTGATCGCCTCGATGGAGACCGCCTTCGCGTACTTTTCGACGTTGATGTTCGCATAGTCCTTCTCGATGACAGTCGCTTTGGAATAGGGGATCTCTTCGCCCTCGCCGACGCTCTGCGCGAGCGTCACGCTTGCAGTCTTGGATTTCAGGACGGTTCCCGGCTGCTTTTTGATGGGGCGCATAATGCCTAGAATGTCGCGCAGGTGCTGCCAGTTCCGCGCAAAGCGGGTTACAAAATCGATTTCACGAGCGGTTACCTGAACGTCGCTCGTCATCGTCAGATTGGTCTTTGCTGCCATGTTTATTCTTCCTTTCCGAACAAATTGAGATTTGCGGCAATTGCTGCCTGCCGTTCAGACGCGTCCCTGATTTTGAAGATGTCGTCCCGGCTCATAGCGCCGCCGTTGTTTGCGGGCGGGTCTTTGGTGTCCGCGCCCTTCTGTTTCGTGGTAACAACGAAATCTGCCCACTCTTCCTTGATGGACTTCTTCAAATCATCGGCATTCTTGATCTTGCCGTCTTCCAATTCAATCGAAGAAAGATCGGTGACCTTCAAAACCGAATCAATTCGTTTTTCGCTGATACCCACAGACTTCAAAAGTTCCCGATACGCGGATTCTTTCGCGCTCTTGGTTTCCTTCTGCATCTGCTCTCTTTTGTAGTCGTCAAATTCCTTTTTGATCTTGTCGTGCTTATCCTTCCAGCCATCGTCGCCTTTGGCTTTCAGGTTTTCAAGCTCCGCCTGTACTCCGGGGAGCTTTTCGGCGTCTGCCTTATACCGTGCAAGGTCGCTTTTCAGCCCGTCTACGGTATCGGTGTGCGCCTCAATGATCGTATCCATCTGCTCTTCTGTCAGCCCCATTCCCTTCAGGAGCTTGCGCGTCAGTGCCATGTTCTATCTTCCTTTCCCTTGTCGGCGGTGCTTTGCCGCGACAGAACAAAAAATGTGGCAACAGTCATTTCTTTGCTGTTACCACACTTATACCGTATATTTATGGCTCTGGGACGCAATCTTTATCCGTTTTTCATCTCATCTTCGACGATTTTCAGGTACTGCGCCGCATAGTTCGCCGCCGCTGGCTTCAAATGCGGCTGTGCTTTGTTTCCAGCCGTCCAGTGCCAGTTCCCCTTCGCGTCCTGATACACCCACGGCGTAGGTCTCCCGCCCGGATAATGCTTGCCCGTTCCGAGCTCCACATAGGCAGCATATTCAGAATCACTTCCGACGTATACCGCCGGTTCCTCCTGGTCTACGCGGTGCGTGATGCTGTTGCGTAGATTTCCGGTATCAACCGGGCATAGCCGCTTCGCGTACTTTTCCGCCGTTATTCCGACCTTTTCAAGCGCACGAAGCAGCGCGTTTTTCATATTGTCCTTGATTTCCTCTGAGTTGTCGATAAATTCAACGTCCATTTTTCTTTTTCCACCCTGCCCATTCCGCATAGCTCATGTTCTCAATCAGCTCATTCCGTCCGGTCGCCTGGTCCCTGGCACGTCGCTTGCCTCCGGAGGTGTCGATTCCTTCAATCTCGGATACCAGCGTGCAGCGGCAGTTATAGATTTCGGACGGTGGGCCGTTCGGGTCACCTGGGTAGCGGCAGCCGTTGGAGAACTTTTTGTCGTTGTCCACGATCTCGCCGTCGAGCATGGCGTGGGAGTGGCGGGTTCTTCCGTCGAGCGTCGCCATCCATTGTTTCCTGCACTTGATTCCCATTTTCTCAGCGGCATAATAGGAATCCAGCCGTCCGGCGTTCTGCGCGCCCGTGACGGCTGTGCGGGCCGTCCGGATTGCGCTATCGCGGTTCATGGTGGTGATACGGCTTTGCAGATCATCCGCCATGCCTTTGATGCTCCGGCCCTGCAAGATGGAGCTGGTGACACTGGCCGTGATCTGCTTTTTCCCATATGCAAGATCTATCCCGCGATTGAGCGCCAGCTTTTCCGGATAGTACGGCATAAGCTCCGGCTGCTCGGAGATCAGGCGCTTCACGGTCTGTTCGTCCCAGATGTCGAAGCCGACATCTCCGGTCACCTGCTCAATGGTGTACGCCGCGAAATTTCGGTTCAAGCTGTAAATGCCCGGCGTTGCATCGTTTACATACGCAACAGCAGCAACGTTTGCATTTGTCATGCGCTCTGCGACCTTATCCCGTAGCGCCTCAAAGCGCCTTCCACGCCCGATCTGCGCAAGCCGCCATTGCTTGTATTGTTCCTCGGTGATATCGCCAGCGTCCATTCGCGCCTTTTCCGCCGCGTCGCGCGCTGCAAATTTACCGAAGTAATCCCTGATCGTATCCGTCAGATCGTTATACGCTTCCCTGTATATCGCAGCAATCCGCTTTTCAAGCTTTGCGAGCTCTGCGTCTGTCATTTTCTGCCCGGCGGTGTTGCTTGTGCTCATACACTTCTATCCGCCCCGCCGAGCGCGGCACAGACGAGGGTGACGATGATGGTCTTGGTGTCCATGGTGTTCTCCCTTTTCCGGTTTTCGGCGTTCACATCGCAACGATGTAACTCGCATAATCCTTCCATCCGTCGGCAGCTTTATACGCCGCGACCGATGCAGCCGGGACTTTGATGGTAAATCCCGCTGTTATCGAGGTGAATGTTTCAGATCTGAGCGCAGGCGGCGTTGTCGCCTTACAGATAACAGTTGTTATGTTAGCATAAGAAAAACAATATGCTCCTATTTCTGTCACCGTTGATGGAATCTCCATTTCTCCGGCAATGTTCGCATTGTTAAACGCAGAGTCTCCGATAACAGCAAGCCCTTCGTTTAATTTTATTACCGGCGCTACACCATTAACGCCTCTCACATCTGAAAATGCGAAGGCTGAAACTCTGGTTACGTTCCTCGGCAAAATCATTGTTCCGATATTAGCAGCAGAAAACGCGCCATTTCCTATCAATGTCACCGTTTCCGGTATGATAACATTCTCACACATAGAGCCAGTAAAAGCGCTCGCATCAATTGTTGTGATGTTGTTTGATGGATCTGACGTATCCAGCTCTTGCAGTAAGTGTTGTTGCGCAAACTCATAAGCTGCAATTCTTGTGTGGTTGTAGAGCTTTGCTTTTTTTATATAGCTTGCGCTTTCATAGGCTGTCATGGGTTCTTGCTCGTATTCAGCTTCCATATACGGCGTAGTCGGTGCGGATTTTATTCCGCTGATCGCGCCTGCAAGCCCTTCGATGGTCTGTGCCGCAGGGGCTGTGCCGCCTTTGGCCTTTACTGCGTCATACGCCGCGCCGACTGCCGTGATAATGCGGTCGATCTCTGTCTGTACGCTCATGTCTGTTCCTCCTTTAAATCGCGGCGAGAGCGTTTTCGATGTCGTCTGTCAGCGATACCGTTCCGCCGGAGGTGTAGCCCGCAGGGATATCGGCGCTAGTCTGCGTGAGGCCGTCGATGGTCTTCGAGATCGCGCCGTTGTTGGCCATGGTGCCCTCTGCCTTGCTGCCGTCGGCCAGCACGATAAACTTTCCGTCCAGCACGTCAGCCGCTCCGGCAGTCACGCCGGAAACGTCCTTGTATTTGTCCGGGATCGCGCTTACCGTGACTTTGCCGAGGACTTTGCCCTTTGTGGGCGTAATGTCCTGCGCGGCCTCGGCAGGCGTGGCGGACTTGGTTTCCAGCACGACGGATACCTTGCCCGTGCCGGAGTGCTTACCGGCTGGGACAGTGTACTCCTGATTGCCGGTCGTGGCGTCCAGCACCTTTTCGACCGCGCCGTTGTCCGGCATGGTGCCTGCCTGCGTTACGCCGTCGGCATCGATGAAGACTTTATTCGCCAGCACGTCGCCGGGCGCGGCGGTCGTGGCGGAGACGTCCTGATAGTTTTCCGGAATCGCGCCGACGGTCACGCCGGACAGGCCGTAATAGCCCTGATCTGGTGTGATGGACTGCTGCTCCTTCGTCGGCGTGACGGATTTGGCCTGCAGGTTGTAATTGCCGCCGCCGGAGACGCCCTTGACCGTGCCGGAGCCGTTGTGATAGCCCGCGGGGATGGTGTAGGACTCGCCCTCCTTGACATTGGCGTCAACCGCGCCCTGATTTTTGATGGCGGCAGCCTTGTCGGTCAGCGCGTCGAGTTTGTCCGTGCTCGCGGCGAGGCCGAGGCCGACGAGCCATGTGCGCAGCTTGTTCCGCGCGGTCTGCAATCTGGTAATTTCGGTTTGTGTGCTCATAAAATCACTCCTTTAGATTGTCGCCAGCAGGGCGTTGATGTTTCCAACCTCCGTATACACGGCGGCGGACGTTACGGGCTTGGTGTTGTCCTTTTCGACGGCATCCGCCGTATCGACGGACAGGGTGTTGGTTTCGGCGTCCAGCTTCAGGCCGGGGCCGATGTTGTAGCCGCCGCCGGAGCCGCCGTCAGCACGCACGGAAACGCTAAAGGAAACGTCAACCGGATCGCGGTTCTTGAGTCCAAATTCAATGCCGCCCATCACAACACCGCCTTTGAAAGCGCGTGCGCAACGTCGATCTGCTTGATCTCCGAGCCGATCACGTCACCGCTTTTGAATTTTACGCGGATCTGCATCTGGCAGACCTTCGGCAGGCGGAATGTTTCTTCCTGCGCCAGCGGGAAATAGAATTTCCCGTCCGCGTATGTGATCTGGCCTGGGTAATACTTCTGCAAATACAGAAGCGTCATTTCGACCTTCTCAATATCGTCGATCTCGACAGCCTGCCCGTTGTTCTTGACCGTGACGGCCAGACTGTACGCATCGCCCTGTACCATGCTGCTCATACGTCTATTCCTCCATATCTTTCGTGGAATATCGCTCTAATTCTTCCGCGCTTTTCCTCTTCAAAATGTTTGCGATTTCCTCCTGCGTAAGCCACGGCAGCTTGCTCAGAATCGTTTCGTCGTCAAGGTAGCTCGCGGCAAGCAGCACCATTTGCGTCTGTTCTAACTGATTTGTTATTTTGGATCGCATAAAGGACGGCTCGTCATCAATACCAACGATCTTAAACAACGCCTGCAGGAACTCGATCACGCAGTATTCAAATTGATCCACCTTGTTATCCATCGGCTGATACGCCGCCATGATCTCCGTCGCCGTCTTCTGTCCCGCCTGCATTTTTGTCACATCAAGCATTTGCGCGTCACGGTAAAGATCGTCGCTGATTCTGGAAAGAAGCGCTTCCCGAGCTTCAACCGGGATTGTGAGCGTATGAGCCTCTGCCTTCGCGCCGTCGTCGTCCACAAGACCTACACCAATTCTCCGCATGGACTCTTTGAACCGTGCCATATCGATCTCGTCCATTCCGCCAGCGTTCGAGATCGTCCAGTAAATGATTGACGCCTCATCAACTGTATTCGCAAAGCCTGACTTAATGAGATCGTAGCAGTCTATCGCCTCGCGTTGGCCGACAAGCTCTGACTGCCTTGCGCGGTTGCCGTAGAGCGGAATAATCGGGAAGCCGGGATAGTTTTGATATGCAAGGATTTCCGTACCGTCCGCTTCGGAACTTGCCTCGACAGATACATATCCGCGCTTTGCCTCTAGGATCTCCATGTTTTTTCCGCTTCTGCGGATGAACTGTGTAAAGCCGTCCGGCTCGTAGAGTGTTGCGCGAAGCGGCTTTGTACCGGATACCTGCCAGAATCTAATCCCGGAGCGCAACGCACCGTTTTCCTCATCGAGAAGCGGAACGAACTCTGTTACATCGAAAACCTCAAGATGATCAAGGTTCCAGAAGCCATACGATACGCCTCCAACAAGCGCCGCATGCGCTGCGTCCTGCAGCCGAACGTCGAACGATGCGCCGAGTTTTCCTTTGTTCGCGGCTTCTTTCAGCGTCACGCCGTTTCCGAGCAGATACTGCGTTTCCTGCGTGATGAAATTTGCAAAGAAATTGCTCCGAAGCTTATAGTTCGGACTGTAGTTGTCTGGAATGACTTTCCCGTTGAGTGTATAAAGCAGCTTTTGAAAATTTGCAATCGTCACATTCCTGTGCGCGTCGTATTCCTTCGCAATAACCGCCTGTTTGTATAAATCCGAGTCTTTGTGATTATTTATCGCGGACAGAACAAATTCCATCCGTTCCCGGTCAGACTTTTCCGCGACCTCTAAAAAATCCTGATATGTTTTCATCTTTTACCTCACCGCGCCAGCTCCGGCACAAATCTGTGTTCTTTGAAGTGCTTTTTCAAAACCGTCATCACCATGTACCTGATTTCGTCCATAGTGTGGTCGTTTTCCTTCACGACGCGGTCAGATTCTGCTTTTTCGTCCCACCTGTAAAGCCCGAATTCTCGGATGGCGTCTTTACAGCCCGCATGAATCTTGATTCTTCCATCACGCAGGAAGTCGGACGTTGTGCGGATCCCGTTCAAAACGTCGTTGTCCGCGTGCCGGACTTTAAATCCGCCCCTTCTGCGCAGCGCTTCAATGAACGATGCGGCAGACGGATCCACGACAACGGCCCTGATTGGCTTATCTCCTGCAAGCCGTTCTACCATGTCGCAGTATTCCTCATCTGTTTTCTGCTTCTTTTCCTCGCGGCCGCTGTAATAGATCTCCGCGATTCTGACTGCACATTTCTTCCCAACGCACCATAACCCGGCAGAAAACGGGTTCAGCGTGCCATAGTCTATAGATATATAATAATCTCCGGTGTCCGGGGTATCCTGCGTGATGCAGCCATCTCCAAACATCGGATATACCAGTCCTTCGGCGCGTACCCAGAGGCCGAGAATGTAGCGGTCGTAATAAACCGTCCCTTCGTATTCTTTTTTCAGATTTTCTTTAAAAGATTCCGGCAGGAACGGATTGTCGTCGATCGTATATGTCTGGCTGAAAATATCCGCGTTGCTATCGAGGAATTTTTTCAGCCAGTGGTCAGGATATTGCGGATTGAACGTCCCATCAAAACAGGAGTATTCCTTATCAAGACGGCTTTTTAGCAGTGCGAAGACTTCTTCCGACCAGTCCGCAACCTCGTCGCCGTAGCAATATTTAATCGACGCGCCGCGGATCTTTGACACCTGAGAAACCTTTTCCGCACCGAGGCAATAGCACTTTTCTCCGAAAATCCACGCCGTGTTGTCGCTGGAGATTGTTCCGACGAGCATATCGCCATACAGGTTCCGCATCGGCTCCAGCACATTTCGCTCAATCGTGGATTTTGTTACGCCGAGAATGACGGCCAGACCATCTTTCCCGATTCGCTCACGAATCCGGATCGGTATGATCCATCGAAAATCGAGGTAAGTCTTCCCGCTGCGTGTTGCACCACCCTTGAAGCCCCATCTGTGCCCGGCGCTTTTCAACACATATTCACGTTGCTTCGGACTTAACAGCATCTTGGAACTCCTTCAGCATCGAATCAAGCTTCTCCATTGTCGTCCTGTTGCGGTCGGAAGCAGCTGCGTAGCGTTTCATAAGGCTGTCACCGGCTTTCAGCCGGTCGGACAGCGATGCGTCCATGCCGAACTGGTCTTTGATCTCGCCGCGCATTACCGCAGTGTAAAATTTCAGAATTTCGTTTGAATCCGCGACCTGCGCCGCTTCCTGTTCGTCCATCCTGCGCTTAATATAGGCAGAAATTTGAGGTTTTTTTAGGTTTTCAGCGCCAATAAACGGAGCCGTTTTCAGGCTATATCCCGCTTTTTTCGCTGCTTCTGAGGCGTTGGCAGATTTTAAATATTCTTCGCAGAATCGTTTCTGCTTCGGCGTAAGTTTTTCATCCGCCATCGCTGTAAAGGCTTACCAGCAACTTCACCACATCCGCGATCTGGTACGTTTCCAGCAGAGTGACGTTCTTCGGCTTTTCATCAGGTCGATATTCGTAAACCATGTATTTCGTCACCATCCTGTCATTTTTCGCGGAATAGGTCTGCATTTGATTGATTTTTATTTTGATTCCGTGGTACAAGAGCGCTGTTTGCAGCTTGTGTGCAAGGGCGCGCAAACTCGCCATAGCCGCTCCTTTCTGCCTCATTCTTTCGTTCTCGTGTCTCCGTGTGTGAATAAATATATTTATTCACACCGGAGAACACGAGAACAGGAGGAGGAGGTTTCCGCAGAACGCTGCGGTGCCGATGAAGAAGGGCGTAGAGTTGATCTCTACGCCCTTATAGTAAATGTTAAATTTGGCTCTGGGACGCAGACTTTTTCATAAAAGCCCTCTTTTTTGCCCCACAAGGCGAATAAATTGCCTGTGCCATTCCTGCGCGGTGCGTTCGGATACATAAACCGCCATCGCAGCGCCCTGCAAGGTATGCGTCCGCTTCCAAAGAACCAAATCTATGAGCCGGAGTCGCTCCGCGCCGTCAACGAGCCGTTCCGTCTCTGCTATTGCCTCCTCAACGGCAGCGCGCTCGGCCTTCGTCATCAGCTCGCCGCCCTTATAGCTGCGGATCATCCATTTTGCATAGGCCCACCAGCCGTATCGCGGCGTGCTCATCAGTAATGTTGCCTCCCTTCACGTCTTGCGCGGGTTGCGTCCCGCAGCGTCCGCATGCAGCCCCGCGTCGTCGCATATCTCGCCGCGTCTTTTGAATGCTCCTGTCTGTATCTGTCCGCCTCCCGGCGGAATGCTATGTATCGGGTGCAGTCCGTGTGGCAGCCGGTATGCCTGTCCGCGCAGCCCTTACACGGGGCCTGCACCGGTGTAAGCCCTAGATTTCCCTGCATTCGTCCACCCTCACGCATACGCGCTTGCCACCCACCTCGACGACATAGCCCGTCCGGTTTGTCCTGTATTTGTATTTCTCGGCAGGATACACCCGCCCGCAGACGGGCCGCATTTCCGGGTATACCGGGATCGAGCACGTGATCAGGATCCGCACGCGCTCTGCCAGGCCCATCACAGCTTCCCCATGTGCCGCCCAGGCGCACGCCTCGCTGCAGAAATTGTATTTTGCCTTGTACTTCGATGGAGCCCGCATAAACGTTTTCCCGCAGGCATCGCACGTCAGCCGCATCGGCGGTCTTGGTGGCTTGCGCTGCATCTTGCTCATAGCTTTACCCCCTTGATGTACTTGTCAAAATATGTGACCGCAACGGCCATAGCCGCCCACATATCCGCCGAGAAGCCGTAGAAGAAACCGGGATTCTTCTTCGTGCCCTTGCCGAAATTCGGCTGGCCGGGCGCGTAGCGGTCAACGAGTGCCTGCCGGATGTTGGCATCTTTGGCAGATAGCGAACCGCACAGATCCAGCTTTTCTTCCCGGCGGTAGATCCTTGTCGGCCCGTAGCCGAGCTGCCACAACACGGTTTGCCAGAATCGCCCGATCCATACGCAGGTATCGAACACCTCTTGGCCTACCGTCATTCCCATGCCCGCGATCATCTCGATTGCCACGTCATGGCCGTTCCCGTAAAGCTTCCGCTCAAGCATCGGCAGTAGCTCATTGTTACCTTTCTTCCCGGCCTCCAGCACGCGGCGAATTTCTTCGCCGTCGTGCTCGACCACCACATAGCCAGATTTGGTATTGCCGGGATCAATCGCCAGAATTGTTCCCATCGAATACCTCCCCTCTCACAGCATGAAGAAAAGTCTCCAAAGTATCGGATGCCTTTTGATCTTCTCATAAAGCATCAAAGCAGCTTCCGCATTCACATTTTCCCAATTTCCGGTGCCTATGATGTATCCACCATCTGGGATTAAAAGCCGCTGCATCAAAATCGAAAAATCAAATCCATCCAGCCATCCTTGAGATTTTGCCTTTTCAAGAATGTCGTTTATCCTGTCGATATTTCGTTCTTCCATTACTTGCCCTCCATTTCCCGCAAAGCCCGTTCGGCTTCCTCGCGGGTAAAAAATACGGTTTTTCCAATGCTGCTTGGTCTGAATGTAAAATTAAACGTTAACCCTGTTTCTTTAGCGACGTGCTTGCTGTGAACCTGCGAGATACCTGCTACCCCCATCTCGTACCCTGTGACCTTATACTGGAGAATAGGATTGGCGCGGGCGAAATAAATCGTATCGCCCACCTTGCACGGCAATATAATGACGCGCCCGTCCTTGTCGGCCTCGGCCAGCTCTACGAGCCTGCTGATTGGCGTATTGTTGGTGGCCAGCGCAAGCTTAACCGTTTCCACTGCTTCCGGTTCAAGCCCCGTGTCCTCATATTCCACCAGCCGTCCTAACAAACGATTTCGGCAATACAGCGCAGTGCAGTCAGCCATCAGCTTACCATGCTTACCCGTCCAATCCGATTTGCACTTCTCGCAGTCCATCATTGCCTGTCCATCGGTGTCACGCTTCGTCATTCTTTCGTTCATTTCTCTTCCTCCTTTTCGATGATATACGCAACTATTTCGTCCACGCACACCTTCACCACAGTAGAGGCGGGTACGCTTTCCGGGAATACCGCAGTAAACCACAATTTCCACGGTTCGACATCTATCCCGGCATAACCGATGATCTTTTCTGCAAGCGCACAGGCTTCTTCAGGGGATAGTTTCTGTACTTCGTATTGAATGGGAAACCGCCGGATCAGCGCGGGGTCGAGCCGGTCAAAGCGGTTCGTTGTGCCGACGATAATCACATTGTTGGGAAGCTTGTCCAGTTCCTGCATAAGTGCGATGACGATACGGTTCATTTCCCCGACATCGTTTCTTTGCCCACGGGCCATTCCCACTGCGTCGATCTCATCAAAGCACAGGACACACGGTTCGCGCCTCACATAATCAAAGATGCGGGCGATATTGGCCTGTGTACTGCCCAGATATGAACTCACCAACGCGGAGAACCGGACATAGACGAACGGCAGGTTTGCTTTATATGCAATATATCTCGCCAGTTCTGTTTTTCCGCACCCGCTTTCTCCGTGCAGCAGAAGCGCGGAGAAATACGGCAGTCCGATCTCTGCCAGTTTATCGGCGGTGCGGTAAATGCGTAGCACCTTTTTTGCTACAGCCTCCTCATGTGGCCTGGCTAAGAACTTCTTGTTGGGGAAAAAGGTGGAGTCCTCCGCTACCAAAATGCCCTGCAAGTTCGCTGGCAGTTCAATGAAGTTGCTTTTGGTCTCCAGTTTTCTCAGCATCTCATACCGAAAATGCTCATCCTTTTTGGCCGTTGTATTTTCTAAAATTAGTTTTGCCTGTTGGCGAGCTCTCTTCATGTCGCCATCGCAGACATACCGCAGCAGGATTTTATCTCGCTCGTTCATTTCTGCTCCTCCACATAACGCCAGCTCTGCGGCGGGCGGGTGATTGGCCCGGGCGCAAGGCCGAATTTTGTCTCCCGCAGGCCGGTAAACTCCCACAGATCGCGCGGATGATCGTAAACGCGCAAATCTGAGATGTGCCAGCCGAAGCCGGTGGCAGCTCCGAGATACTGGTGCAGCTCCGCAGGCTCTAGGCAGGTTGGCCGCGCAGCATCCGACGGGATCCTTCCCGCGCCGTTAATGTTGATGATCTGATCGCACAGAAATTCCCCGATAACCTTTTGCCGCTTATCCCATAAGCCAGTGGTCGGCGCTTTTTCCGTCTTTATGAAAACCGGCTTGCCGTGATACGTCTCTCCATAATTCTCATCGCCGTCTTTCATAATGGTGATTAGCTTTTCCTCCGGTTTTGTGCAGTAGATGTAGCACTTAAACGGCGTATCCATCTTCGGTCGCGTCTTGCGCACCTCAATCGTTTTCTCACCGCTTATGATCTTCTCGCACCACTTCGGGCGGATGCTGATTAAAACAGCTTTCATGCCTTGCCTCCTTCCTCCGGCGCGCCGCGCCATTCCCACGCATTCTTGTCGAGATGACACTCACGGCATTTGCACGTCT